AAATAAAGAACGCCAGTATTGAGCAAAGAAAGGTATTCCTTCGCGCTTACTACCTCGGGGACGGTTTTACTCATAAAAAACACGGGTATTCGCAGATAACTACAATCTCTTCCAGAATGGCCGATGACCTTCAAGAATTACTCTGCCTTTGTGGGATAAGTGCAAGTATTTCCGAGAGGAAAGCAGGAGCTTATGATATCATTCTTCACAAAAGTAAAAACGGCGAATGGAAGAAGTGTGCAAAACTCTATCAGAATCAAATCTATGAAGAAGATTATGATGGAGAAGTGTACTGCGTTAATGTCCCTACTACCGCGCTCGTCGTAAGGCGGAATAAGCACATCGCAATTAGCGGTAATTGCAAGACCATGCGTGGTGCGAAGAAGAAAGGCACTATGATATCAAGTTACCTCACTGGGGTATTCAAGACCGAATCGGCCCTACGGGCGGAGTTCTTAAACTTTGTAAACAACAAGTAATATGGCGAAGAAACCAAGTCTTAAAAAATTCAAGGAGGTTGCCGAAGCCTGCGGAGGTACCGTGGGGAAGATGGCGACCGCATTGGGGGTTTATCGGCAAACCGTCTATAAATGGTGCGCTGCTGAGCCCGAGTTCCAGGCGATAATAGACGAGTACAGAGGGAAACTACTTGACGAGTGCCTTCGTTCCGCGAGGGTAGTGTCTATCGGCATCCCGAAACTGAACGAGAAAAACCAGATTGTCGGCTGGATTGAAAAACCTGACGGCTACATGCTCCGCTACCTCATAAGCACCCTCGGGCGCAAGGAAGGATTCGGCGAAGCGATTGACGTCACTACCAAGGGGGACAGCATCAAGCCAGACCCTATCACTATCGAAGTAATTGACAAGAGGGAGCAGATAGCCTCCCCGGAAGATGACGAAGAAGAATAAGACGGAGTAAATGGACGAGATAACGATAGAGCATCTTCGCTCGGCAGTTAACATGTGCGGGTTTGACTTTGACGACATCGTATCAAGCCATACTAACAAGCGTGCCTATACCGATATGCGCGCAATCATCTGGCATATACTCCAAAGCGAAACCGGTGCGAGTTATGCGCAAATAGGCAAACGGTTCAAGTGGAACCGCGCGACTGTTTTCTATTCTCTTAACAAGGCCCATGAGCTACGGGAGTACGACCGCGAATTTTGTAATCTCTATGACTCCGTGTATAGTTATTATATGCACTTTGAATCAACGGCAGGAAATGAAGAAAATGGATTTGAGAGCACTGTCAGTGAAGGAGTTGGAGAATCTCTGGCAGGAGAAGCGCGATGAGCTTTTCACTATCAAGAAAATACTCGACGAGAAGAAGGGGGACTTGCCTCCTGAAACAGAAGTGGACTTTGAGAGTTATGTGACATATTAACCAAGAAGAATCGAACCATGAGAAGAACACAGACAACAGGTAATGCCGGCCTCGGACTTTTAGGAGTCATCGGCGTAGTGTTGATTATCCTGCGGGCATTCCGGCTCATCGGATGGAGTTGGTGGGTGGTAACTGCACCTATTTGGGTGCCGCTTATAGGGCTACCCTTGCTATTCTTTATTGCATGGGGCTGTTTGGCTATAAGCGAGAGAAAGGCAAATAGGAAAGAGAAGAAATAATGCCTAAGATTCAGACAACGAAAGTATATTATGAAATCGACCAAGCAATCAAGGCCGGGTATACTACCGTGTCTGAACAAGGCTCGTCCCGGTGTTTCGCTCCTGGTACCCTTGTCCGAATGTATGACGGGAGACTAAAACCTGTTCAAGATATAAGTCCCGGCGATAAAGTTATGAGTGTCACTGGAGATGGATATAACACCGTTACGGAAGTCCATAGCGGCATTGACATGATGTACCGAGTCCACCAAGCGAGGGGAATAGATTATGTTGTCAACTCCAAGCATATATTATCGCTTCACCAAACAAGAGCAAAGCAGCATAAAGTAGCTATTCCGGGATTCAAAAGCGCCGAGAAACGTAGGATTGAACTACTCCCTTATGACCGTTCTGTCATTCATGATTTCCCCGTGGATTTCTTTATAGATCAAAGCGAGAATTTCCGCCGGCGATACACGTGCTTTAAAAACACAATGGTGCATTTGCCTGAAGTGGATGTCCCTGTTGACCCTTATTACTTTGGGCTTTGGATAGGGGACGGATGCTCACGTCGGTATTATGAAATCACTAATGTAGATAAGGAAATACTCGCATATTTTTATGGATATGCCACCTCATTAGGCACTTATGCGGAGCAAGTAGATAATGTGTCGCATAGAATAAAAGTCAGTACGAAACGACTTTGTACCCCTATAAATGAGAAAGTCGCTGCTATAAAAAATTATTTTTATTCTCATCACCTTATCGAGAACAAATATGTGCCGGAAGACTTTATCTATACTTCTTATGAGAATAGACTGAAATTCCTGGCTGGGCTAATCGACACAGACGGATGTAAGACTAGGCGGAACACTCTAAGTATAACGCAAAAGAATAGGCGGGTGCTCGAGGCCGTTGTCGAAATATGCAGGCTCTCAGGGTTCTACACAAATGGGATTACGGAGAAGATAGCGAAGATGAAACGGGCTGATGGCTCATTATATCAGTGTAAGGTCTATATAGTGGAAATCAACCATAATAATTTCATAGATCTTAACCGTTATATCCGTTGTGCGAGGAAACGAATCGAGGGGAAGAGATGTGAAAGAGATTATTTTGTAAGCTCTATAAAAGTAGAACCGGAAGGACTTGGTGAGTATTTCGGCTTTACCCTTGACAATTCACCTTACTTTCTCCTTGAAGATGGTACCGTTTGCCATAACAGCGGGAAAACTTACAATACAGTCATTTGGCTGTGTGCTTATCTAATGAATCATCCCGGTCTCCGGCTCTCCGTTGTGAGGAAGACACTTACGGCGCTCCGAGGGTCGGTGCTGTATGATTTCAAGGATGTACTCTATAAGATGGGTCTGTGGGAGTGGCGGAACAAAGCCTTCAATAAATCCGACTTCACTTTCACTTTCCCGAATGGCAGTTGGGTAGAGTTTTTCTCTACCGATGACGAGCAGAAACTGCGCGGCCGCAAAAGGGACATCTGTTATGTGAATGAAGCGAACGAACTCAGCCAGCTTGAATGGCAGCAGCTGAAGATGCGTACCACCATGTTCACAATCGCAGACTATAACCCCTCCTTCTCGGACGACCATTGGCTCTGCGAAGTCAACGCCGATCCCCGGACCTATCATTTTATCACTACTTACAAAGACAACCCGTTCCTCGAACAGACTATCATAGACGAAATCGAAGGCTTGCAATATAAGAACAAAACCCTTTGGCAAGTCTATGGCCTCGGGATGCAGGCAGTCATCGAGGGACTTATCTTCACAAATGTCGAAGTCATTGACGAGATACCCGATTACGCCAAGAAGAAACATTGGCGGGGGCTTGACTTCGGTTATAATCCCGACCCTACCGCTATCGAAGATGTCTACTTCTATAACAACACCCTTTACGTGGACGAGATATGCTACCAGACGGAGATGCTTACCTCAGACATCATACGGGTATTGAAAGAACATGACGGGGCGGTGGAGATTATCAGTGAATCAGCAGACCCCCGACTGATTCAGGAGATTTACCGAGGGGGATGCAATATCAAGCCGGTAGTCAAGTACCCCGGCTCAATCCTCGCGGGCATAACCAAGATGCTTGAATACAAGATTTGTATAACCAAGCGGAGCTATAACATCATCAAGGAGTTCAAGAACTATACTTGGGCTCAAGACAAAGAGGGTAAATGGCTCAACCAGCCTGCAAGCGGCAAGGGAGACCACGCCATTGACGGAATCCGCTATTGTGTATTGATGAAGATACTCGGTGGCCGCCCGAAACCCGTGAACATGACACAACTCGCAAACATAGCATATTAACCTACTAACTTATTAAGAAAGAGATGGACATTGAAGAATTGATTAGGTCAGCCATAGAGAACGGCGAAAATATAACCGGGCAACTAAAACAGAAGTCCGTTGAAGTCCCGGCATGGGAGTCATTGAAGAAGGAGTATGACCCGCAGTTGCACCCTGTCATGGACAAGGGCCAATACCCCGACATCATCAAGTATGAAGAAAGGGAGTCGAAAACAGAGGTGGACGACTTCGGCAACCCGAAGATAGTGAAAGTTCCCGTGGGTGCCCCAGAAAAAGTCAGCCGTGTGACTTATGCCCTTCAGGACTTAGCCGTCAAGAGGACAACCGAGCTTTGCTTCGGAATCCCCGTCAAGAGACAGTATTCGCCCGAAGGAGAAAGACAGGAACAGATTGCAAGCTATATTGAAAACATCTTTACCCGTAACCATATTGATACGGTCAATATAGAAAGGGGAAGAAGGCTCTTTGCTTCATGCGAAATTATCACCCTTTGGTACTCAGTCTTAGAGGATAATAAACTCTATGGATTCAACAGCAAGCTCAAGCTCCGTTGCGTCACCTATTCCCCGATGCAAGGCGATTCCCTCTATCCTCTCTTCGACGAGAAAGGGGACCTCATAGCATTGTCAGTGGAGTATCATAGGAAAGTCAAGAACGAGATGGTTACATTCTTCGACACCTACACTTCGACCAAGCACTTGCAATGGAACAACACCGATGGAGGGGGCGTGACCCTTGAGAAGAACGAGGACATAGAGATAGGGA